CAGCGATCTCGACAACCTCAGCGGCGCCGTGATGGATGCGGGCCTGCCTGACCCGGACGCCACGCCGCCCTGGGCCGGCTGCTGGGTGGATGACCGCGTGACTGTCCTTCACCGCATGGAGCTCGAGTGGGAACAGAAGCCAACCAAGGAGCAATCGATTCTTCTAACTGTGATCTTCAAATGAACTGCCCGCATTGCGATCACCCTGATTCGCGGGTGACTGAGACGCGATCGTCTCCTGAATACGACCGCCGCATCCGGCTCTGCCGTGGCTGCGGAAAGACCTTCCAGACCCTTGAGCGCGTTGCCGTCTTTGCCGGCCGCGCTGCCGGCTACATCGAGGCGGTGCAGACGCCGGTGGTTGAGCTAGCTGACGAGCGGCCGCGCAAGCGACCCAGCCGCTACGTGGCCAGCCTGAATGACGACCGCCTGGTGAATGTTTGCGCTGAGGCTCAGCCACTGCTGGTCGAGTGGTGGAACGTGAGCAGGCACAGCAAACACGGCAATAAGGCTGTGTGGACCCAGCGTGCCTGGCTTCAGAACGTCGACCGAGTGGCATCGCTTCCCAAATGGAAGCAAGTGCTGCTGGCCAGGGCCGGCGTTGAGTCCGGTTGGCAGGCTCTGAACCCCGACTACATGCGGGATGTTGCGCCCCCAGCGGAGGAGGGCCTGGCGCCTAAGAGCGGTGCAATGCAGGAGGCGATTGCGGCATGGAACAGCAGAGCTGCCTGAGCATCGAAACCTTCTTGGCTGTAGCCGAGATGGTTGCGGCGCAGCTGCGAATCAAGGAGTCCGATCGCTGGTCCCCTCACATTTGTCAGCTGAAGTACGTCTCCTTCACCTCTGAGTTTCCTGAGGTCACAGATCCGCAGTTCCTTTGGGCTGCAGAGCAGTGGCTTCAGAGCACCGGTGGCCAGGACTTCCTGCGCTACCCGACATGGAAGGAGTTGATGGTGCCTCTCTATCGGTCCGAGAACGGCCTGGCGAATCGCAGCTGGGGGTTCCGTTCTGATCTTCCTGCGATGTGTCGCCCAACTGGCGAACAACTGCGCCTGCTGCCGAGCGCACCTCAATCGGTAGCGGCCCCACCCGACCCACAAAACGGAGACGCTTACGTGCCTTTTATGACCGAAGAGTTGCCCTGCCTGCCGCCACCGGCGGATGAGGGGCCTGGCCTAACACCAAAGAAATGGGCCGACTACTTGATGTTTCTTGCCGAGCTAGACGCCAATGGAGCCACTGATCAACAAAGCACAGTTGCGCTCGATTCTGGAGAGGGGCCTTCTCACGGGGAAATGGTCAGTGATGCAGTTCAACATCAATGCACGCGAGCCGATTCTCCCTAGCCGCGACTTCCTTGAAGAGCACTCTGAGTTTATGGAAATGAACTACAGGGACATGGAGGCGTATCACCGCACGCATCATCGGAAGCCGCTGTGAAATGGTCTGAACTAAAGAAAGGACAGCGGGTCAGGTTCTACACCGCGGCTGGCTGGAAAGAGGGAACGATCACCACGATTTACGACAACAGCTGCAGCGTGCTCTGGCACAGCGGCAGCACTCCAAAAACCACGAGGATTTATGACACCAGAAACATACGAGCCAGCCAATGATGGCGGCCAGATTGATGCGACGGTCGGCACTGTAAAGCGCTTGCTGGTGATGGCTTATGGCCAGTATAACGAAGCGACAAAGGACGGCGCCCATCATCGCGTGAGCTATTGGGATGGCTACATCCGTGGCATCCAGCACATCCTGGAGGCCCAGCATGAGTAACCGCGACCGCATTAAGACAGCTCTGGAGGCGCTTTTCCCCGCGGAGGAGGAGCCAAACCTGGGTGATGGCATCAGCCGCCCCCAGCCCAACGCAAGAACCAGGGAGTATCGCCTGTTGATCTATTTCCAGAAGGCAAAGCCCATGAAGGTCAGCCTGATGGCCGAGACGCAGAAACATGCTCTCAAGTACGCCAGCAACCGTTGGCCTACGGCCACTGTGGAGATTCTGAAATGACCCTTCTCAATGAATTGACTGAGCTCTACTGGAGCCTGGGGGAATACAGCATTGACGACCGCAGGCGGATGAAGGCGGTGGTGCATGAGATCAGCCAGCGCATCCGCACCTGGGCGCCCGATGAGGGTCAGGCCCGCATCTGCCACCTGGCCATCAACGAGGTGGCCGATCGACTCATTAGAGAGACCGCCAATGGCTGAACCTATCTCCCCGCCTCCGGAGCTGGTCTACGAGTGGGCAAAAGACCGAGCGCTCCTTATGGACCCAACTCCGCTTACTGAGTACATGGCCACCCGCGCCGCTCAATGGGGCGCAGACCAAGAACTGGAGGCGTGCTGCGATTGGCTATGCGATTTTGCGCCCGACTATCCAGACTTGCCTGTCGATCTGCTCGTCGCTCGACGTCCCAAGTCTCCGTCGCTTAACAGCATCGCCCTGGAGATGCTGCTCGTAATCGAAAAGATGAACGTTGTGATTCCAGAGATCACCGACACCATCCGCCGCGCCCTTGAACAACTACCCGATCACGAACCTTCCGGAAATTCCAGATAGTTCAGCCAAGCCCACAAGCCGCTTCCACTTCTATGTCGGACAAAAAATTAACCAAGAAGATTGAGCGTTACAAGCTCGAAGGAGCGTTCGTTTCCTTGGCGGACTATGACGCAACCACCAAGGGCGACGACTTCATGGAAATATCTATGTGGCACAACGGTGAGGGCTTTGATGTCATCCTCAACAGCCAAGGCGAGCAGCGCTTTGGCTTGACGTGGGGGCAGTACAAAGCGCTCAAAACACTTGTAAAAGAGCTGGACGGCTAATGCCTGAACTTTCACCCGCCGCCCAGGAAGTGTTCTGGGCTTTCAACAAAGCAGCCAGCGGCAAGCCCGAGGAGTGGCACTATTTGCCCGCCATCGCCGCCGCCTTGCGAGCTGCTGCGGATCGGCTTGTACTTGTGCAGTGGGATGGACGAATTGAACCTGCCGCGCCGCATAGTCTTGGCGTGAACTTTTCGCGTTATGCCTTGCACGCCTTGGCAAATGAGCTTGAAGCCCAGTAGCCACCTTCACTAATCACAATGACTGACCCCAAGATCGAACAGCGGCGGCAGGACTACCTCGAGTGGCTCTATCAGCAATCGGGCCGCACCTGCAGCACCTACACCGGCCTTTACCAGGAGCGGTTGAAGGAGCTGGTTGAGCGCGACATGCAGGAGGCAGGGCTGTGAAGGCTCTAATCGACACCGAGTACTTCCTCTACCGATGCGCTGCAGGTTCTGAGCAGGAGGCCGACTGGGGCAACGACTGCTGGACCTACGTCTGTCGTCATGACGACGCCAGAGCTGCCTTTGAGGACCGCATGGCTGAGTTCATGTCCACGCTGATGGGCTACCAGCCGGTGCTGGTCTTCGGTGACCGCACCACCTTCCGCAAAGGCCTGTGGCCCCAATACAAGGAGAACCGCCGCAAGCTGCGCAGACCGGCCGGCTACAGCGCGCTGATCGACTGGGTGATGACGACAGCCGCGGCCAGGGGCTGGGACATCGCGCGGTTTCCTGAGGTGGAAGGCGATGACGCCTTGGGTATCAGCTACGAGCCCGGGGATGTAATCGTCAGCGAGGACAAGGACATGCTCACCATCCCGGGCGAGCATTTGCGTTCTGGCGAGCTGATCGTGGTGAGCGAGTCGGACGCTGATCGCGCTTTCTTTGCTCAGGCTCTGACCGGTGACGCCAGTGACAACTATCCAGGCTGTCCTAAATACGGACCGGTGACTGCCCAGAAACTCCTTGCGCAGTGCCACTCACCAGTGCAGATGTGGGGGAAGGTCCTCGAGGCCTACAGGAAAGCTGAACTGACTGAGCACTATGCCCTCGTTCAGGCCAGATGCGCTCGGATACTGCGCAGAGGTGAATACGACTTCGAGAGGGGTATTCCGATCCTGTGGACCCCGCCGGTAGCCTGACCATAGATGACCTCTAGCTGTGCAAAAGCCCAGACTCACGCCTGAGCTGCTGACGTGGCTGGAGGCCCATTTCCCTGATCGGATGGTGGACCCAGATGCCACCGACCGCCAGGTCTGGCTGAAGTGCGGACAGGTCTCTGTCGTGCGCTTTCTCAGAAACGCTTACGAGGAACAGGAGGCTGACTGCCTCGACATGGAGGGATTCTGATGTGTGGCGGTGCTCCCAAGGCTCCTGATCCGAAGCCAGCGAAGATCAAGCAGCCAAAGCTGGCTGCCGCAAAAGCGGCGCAGCGGATGATGACTCAGGCGGTGATGCAGATGCAGTCGCCCAATGCGCCGCTGGCATTGGCGCAAATGAATCTGCAGCAGAGCGACAAGGACTTGGCCAATGCCGTTCAGCAAGTCCGTGATCTCAAGCTCGAGATGGCGAGCAATCAGTCAGCTCTTTCTGAGCAGGCCATGCGGATGTCAGCGCTCATGGGGCCGCCGCCGCCGGAAGAATCGGCCAAGCCCCCCACCGTTGGTCGAGATCGTGAGGACACCAGTGCCCGCCGCCGTGGGCGCGGGGCATTGCGTGTCGACCGTGTAACGGCCAGCGGTTCGGCAGCTGGCGCCGGCCTTTCTATTACCTGAGGACAACACCAATGGCAGCCAAGAAGAACAACAAGGAGGCCCCTGCGCCAACGCCTCAGCAGCAACGCCAGGCCGTGAAACAGGCCGTCGCCGCGGCTGGCCCCAAGGTCAATCAAAGGGAGTACAACCAGATCCTCAAGATCGCTGGCGACGCGACCGCTGCGGCCAAGGCGATCACCAACAGCGGTGCGGCTGTCGGTGGGCGGGTCCAGAACGTCTTTGATCAGGCTGCCGCCAGCTATGACCCTGCCTCCAGGGGTGGCGCTGGACTGGGTATGCAAGATGCCAAATACCTGCAAAGCGTTGGTGTAAGCGACGCAGCGATCAAGCAAGCTGCTGCAAGTGCTCCATGGGTGAGCTCTGGTTTCTATAACAACTACAAGGCCGGGACGACCGGCGAGATGCTGCAAATCCAGCAGTGGATTGATTCGGTTAATGCACAGAACCAGACGCTGATCGACTCCATCAATCAGCAGACGGTCACAAATCAGACTGACACCAGCGGCTTCTTGGATGAGATCAACGCTCTAACGACTGCGATCTCAAACTTGCAGCAGCAACAGCAGGCACTGCAGGGCCCGCAAGGTGCTTATGCGGTGGTCACGTCTCAGAACGCACCAGCGGCTGGTGCCAAGACCACCAGCGCAATCGCGCCCCGTCGCAAGCCCAACCGCAACGCATTGACCATCAGCCCCGCTGCAGCCTCGTCTGCTGGCGCTGGTTTGAACATTGCCGCTTGATGCCATGAACGCCGAACAGACCTATCGCCGCCTGGTCGGCAATGGCAGGGATTGGTATCTGGACCGGGCACGGCAAGCAAGCCGGTTGACCGTGCCATACCTCATCCCCAACACGTCAGAGCCCACCGCTCATCATCAAGAGGCGTTCCCTTTGCCTTGGAACGGCGTGGGCGCCAGGGGTGTTCACAACCTCGCCAGTCGTCTTCTCCTTGCAATCCTGCCCCCTACGCAGAGCTTCTTTCGCTTCACGATCGACGACGTGGAGATGCAGAAGCAGGAAGAGCAGATGATGCAGATGGGGCTAACGCGCGATCAGATTGCCAAGGCAAAAAGCGAGATTGAGCTTGGCTTGGCTCGACTTGAGCGATCGGTGCTCCGCAGCATCGAAGCATCTAACGATCGTGTGGCGATGCACGAAGCGTTGATGCACTTGCTTGTTGCAGGCAACGTGCTTCTCTACATCTCCGAAGACGGCCTGAAGTGCTACCACCTAAACCGTTTTGCGGTGTCACGGGACCCGATGGGCAACCCGCAGGAGGCTGCGGTCTGTGAAGAGCTCGCTGTGGAGAGCCTGCCGCCTGATTTGAAGGCTGAGCTCGAGGACGATGAAGACCAGGAACTGAAGGGGATCGTCGAGGCCAGCCCGCTGTCAGAGGTCCAGAAGACCGTGAAGGTCTACACATGGATCCGGTGGGAGGACGGGCGCGTTGAGTGGCACCAGGAGATCAAGGGCAAGGAGGTGCCCGGCACCAGGGGAAGCGCTCGCGCTAGCGCCTCCCCCTGGCTGCCGTTGCGCATGATCCGGGTGGATGGGGCTGACTATGGCCCGGGCTATGTGGAGTCGGCCTGCATCGCCGATCTGCAGACGGCCGAGGCGCTGAACCAGGCGATTGCAGAGGGTTCGCTGGTGTCAGCGCAGGTGCGCCACTTGGTGAAGCCATCGGCGGTGGTGAATGCAAAGCAGCTTGCAGAGGCTCCCAACGGCGCCTACCTGCCCGGCAACCCTGACGACGTGTTCACTGTTCAGGTGCAGAAGGGCAACGATCTGAATGTTGCTCTGACTGGACTGCAGCGCATCGAGATGCGACTGGCGCAGGCCTTCATGCTCGCCGACATGCGCGATGCAGAAAGAGTGACAGCCGAAGAAGTCCGCTTGCAGGCACTTCAGCTCGAGCAGTCCCTTGGATCCATTTATGCCCAGCTGACAGTTGAGCTGCAGGCTCCCTACATCGCTCGCAAGCTGGATCTCTTTATGAGGAAGGGAGGGATGAAGCAGCTGCCAGAAGGCCTTGTTCAGCCTGTGGTCTCGGTGGGCCTGGCTGCAGTTGGCCGAGGGAATGATTTAGAGCAAACCGCACGGTTCATGACCATCCTGCAGCAAACACTAGGCCCTGAGGGTATTACCACCTACGTGAATAGCTCTGAGCTGATTAAGCGCTTGGCGGCAGCTATGGGCCTCGACATCATTGGCTTGGTCAAGACAGAGGAAGAGCTTGCTGCAGAACAGCAGCAGGCACAGCAGATGGCCATGGCGCAGCAAGCGATTGCGGCAGGCATGGCTGATCCACAGAAACTGGCCAACGCTGCTGCGATCGAGCAGGAGATGGCCAGTGCCCAACAAGCACCATCTGAACAACTCGCTCAAGCATGACCGACTCCATTTACAGCCCCGCCCCGGTAATGGACATCCGCAGTGATGTTTCACCGGAAGGCTTGGTGGCACCAGGCCAGGAAGAACTGGCGCAGCAGTTTCTGCTTGAGCAGGAGGAGGGAGGCGAGCTAGAGCCAACCGGTGAGACCGGTGCGCAGCAGGAAGAGCAAGAGCTGCTGTTGGGCAAGTTCCGCTCGCAGGAAGAGCTGCTGAAGGCGTACCAACAGCTTGAGCGGAAGCTGGGCCAGGGCCAGGGCACAGATGAGGACGCGCAGCAGATCCCGGAGTATTCCAGGGACGAATCGATCGAGCAGTACGGAGAGCTGCTCACCGACAAGTTCGAGGAGGCCGGCATCAATCCGTTTGAGATGGCGGCACGCTTTGAGGCTGGCGAGGATCTCAGCGGGTATGTGGACAAGCTGGCCGGCGCCGGTATTCCCAAGCCGGTGATCGAGCAGTACCTCAGCAACGCCAGAGCTGAAGCCGAGCCCGCGGTTCAAGGGCTCAGTGAAGAGGAGGTTCAGCAGTTCAAGAGCATCGTCGGTGGTGAAGAGGCGTTTGAAGAGCTCACGGGTTGGGCCAAGCAGAACCTCACTGAGACGGAACTGGCGTCCTACAACCAGGTCGTGGATAGCGGCAACCGGCAGGCCATCTTCTGGGCGCTGAGAGCGATGAAGCTGCAGTCAGCCATCAGCACGAAGGCCACGAAGCCGGCCCAGAGCCGCGAGCCGAAGCTCATCGGTGGCAGCACCCCCAGCGACGGGCTGGCCTTTGAAAGCATGGGTCAAGTGCTGGAAGCAATGCAGAAGCGCAACAGTCTTGGACAGGTGCTCTACGAGACTGATGATGCCTACCGATCGAAGGTGGACGCGATGGTCGCAAGGAGCGAATTCTTCTAGTACTTTCATTGCAGGACCAGAGAGATGTGACCGCCAAGGAATGGCCCCTGCGGGGACAACCGGACTGCCGCCGTCATTGATCGAGGTTCGCAATTGAAACTGCTATGGCACCCGCCACCCCCCCAACCGCAACACTTCAGCGCCTTGGCCAGATCAAAGGCACAGGCGACGACCGCGCCCTGTTTCTGAAACTCGGGATTGCGGAAGTTATTGGCGCGATGGAGACCAACTGCGTCTTCCGCGGCAAACTCAAAGAGCGCAACATCAAAGGCGGCAAAAGCGCTGCCTTCCCCATCGCGGGCAAGATGTCTGCGCGGTACCACACTCCTGGTGAGCCCATCCTGGGTCAAGGGAACGAGCCCAGCGATCTCAACGAGGTGATTATCAACCTCGATGGACTGCTGATCGCCGACACTGTGGTGTATGAGCTCGATGAGCTCATGTCTTACTGGCCGGTCCGCCAGGAGTACACCAAGCAGCTGGGCCTGGCTCTTGCTTCCGAGTGGGACCGTCGTGCTGCACGTGTGATCTATGCCGCGGCCAAGAGCGCCACTGAGCCTCTGGCTCTGGCCAAGAACCAGCCCCGCACTGGTGCTGGCCTGACCCTCAGCGCTGGCTATGCCGCCGCTACCGCTCAGGCCAAGGGTGATGAGCTCGTCTCCAAGATCTTCGATGCCCGTGTGGCACTGGAGAAAAAGAACGTGCCCATCAACGGGATGTATGGCGTCTTCTCCCCTGAGGAGTATTTCTACATCTCGCAGTCCAGCCGTGCGATCAACGCCGACTTCAACGGTGGTGGAGGCAGTAACGGCACCATTGCCGAGGGCCGCACCATGAGCGTTGCCGGCATCCCGCTGTTCATGAGCAATCATGTAACGCAGGCTGCCTACACCAACGTCACCGGCGACAAGAACACTGCTTATCAGCAGGATCTGTCCAAGTGCGTCGGCATGATCTTCTCCCGTGATTGCGCAGGTGTACTCACCCTGAAGCAGCCCAAGCTGCAGCTGACCTCTTCCGATTTCAACATCCAGTACCAGGGCACCCTGATGCTGGCCAGCATGAGCATCGGCATGGGTCCCCTGCGCCAGGAGTCTGCTGTGGTGATCGAGAAGCCATAGGGTCCACTCCGAGAGGCTTCGTTCCCTGAGGGGATCGTGAACGGGAGGGCCCATGGCCCTCCTTTTTCATGGCCCGTACCATGAATAGTGCACGTGTGCATGTGTCATGAGCCTGCAGTTCGAGGGGGTCACGCCAGGCAGGACCACCCTGCTGGAGGCCGTGAACATTGCGCTGGCCTGTATTGGCGAGCAGCCGGTCAACAGCCTTGAAGGCCAGCAGGTGGGCGAGGTCTGGATGGCTGAGCGCACCCTGCTCGAGTTTCACAAGGAGGGTCAGACGCGTGGCTGGAGCTGGAACATGGAGTACGAGTATCCGTTCGCCAGAGATGAGGTGAGCAAGGAGATCACAATCCCCGACAACGTGATCTCGTTCAGCCTGGATCCCTATCGATGGAATGGCCGATTTCAGCTGCGAGGGCAGCGTGTTTACGACCGCGTGAAGAGGTCGTACCAGATCGAAGACGGCATCAGCCCGTTGGCCGCAGATGTCACCTGGCTGCTGCCCTGGGATGAATCGCCGGAGGCTTTTAACCGCTGGGTGACGATCCGTTCGGCGCGGGTCTTCTCCGACCGTGTGCTGGGCTCTGAGCAGGTGTTCAAGTTCACTGCGCTGGATGAGCAGCAGTCCCTGGTGGAGCTCAACAGGGTGGAGTTTGACCAGCACCAGCCCAATAGCCTGACCGGCGGCCGCGGCCTTCAGCCCTTCCCCACCTACCAGGCTGGGTTTGGGCTGGTGGGCCGGCGCATGGGTGGAGGCCACTACCTTGGCTGAGCTCTACAGCTATTCGATCCCCAACCTGATTCAGGGGATCAGTCAGCAGCCGGACTCGCAGCGTGATCCATCGCAGGGCGAGATTCAGGTCAACGGCATGTCGAGCATTGCCGAGGGCCTCCGCAAGCGCGATGGCACCAACACGCTCGCAAAGGTGAGCGATGCCGCCTTTGGTGATGCCTACTTCCACTCGATCCTGCGGGATGAGAACGAGGAGTATTTGGCAGTCATCACCAAGACCTCGATCAAGGTTTTTGATCTGGCCGGCAACGAGAAGACGGTGAGTGCCCCAGATGGCTACGGGTACCTCTCGACGATCACGGATGCACGCAGCCAGATCAGGGCATCAACGATTGCCGATTACACCTGGGTGCTCAACACGCTCAAGCCGCCGGAGATGGATCCAGCGCTGAGCCCGGTTTCGCCGCGGCCGGCAACGCATGAAGCGTTGATTTGGGTGAAGGCGGCCAACTACGGGCAGAAATACACCGTCACCCTGAACGGCACCACGGTTGACGTGACCACTGCCACGGCAGCAGTGATTGTGGCTGGCACCACCGTGACTGAAGTGAAGATCAGTGCGGCGGAGATTGCAGAAGCCATCAAGACCGGCCTGGCCGGGGTGACGGCGGTGACGATCGACCGCTCTGGTTCGGTGCTGCATCTCAAGAGCTCGAGCGCAATGACGCTGAAGGCCACGGATGCCAGGGCAAATGCCGACATCACCGCGATCACCAACTCAGTGCAGTCATTCACTGAGCTGCCAACGATCGGGCCCAGCGGCTACCAGGTCGAGATCGATGGGGATCCGGGTAACAAGTGGGATGGGTACTACGTGGAGTTTCGTCCTCGCACTGGCCTGGGGACGTTCGGCGAGGGCTCCTGGGTGGAGACCGTGGCGCCGGGCACGCAGTTCAAGCTGAAGCCCAGCACCATGCCCCATGCCCTGGTGCGGCTGCCGGACGGCACCTTTTACTTCGGCCCTGTGGACGGCCGAACCGTGGGGACGGTGACGCTACCGAAATGGGGAGAGCGCACCTGCGGTGATTACGAGACCGTGCCTGATCCCAGCTTTGTGGGCAAGTCGATCAACGACATGTTCGTTTATCGCAACCGCCTGGGGCTGTTGTCGGACGAGGCGGTGGTGCTGAGCCGCTCGGGCGAGTTCTTCGAGTTCTTCCCGGAGACGGCGACAACGATCCTCGACTCAGACCCGATCGACATCTCCTCGAGCAACAACCGGATTTCGGTGCTGCGCTACGCGGTGTCGTACCAGGATGAGCTCGTCATCTTTAGCCCTCAAAGCCAGTTCCGTCTCAGCAGCGGTGACCAGCCGCTGACTTCGCAGACCGCGCGGCTGACGGTGCTGACGCAGTACGAGGCCGACATGGGACTGCGGCCCAGTCAGGTGGGCAGCGGCGTGTTCTTCGCCCAGCAGAACGGCGTGTGGAGTCGATTCCGTGAGTTTGCACTCATGGGAAGTGGCAGCGGCGTGGTGGCCAACGCGGTGGACATCAGCGATCACGTCAGCGCCTACCTGCCATCGGACATGTTCAAGATGGCGGCAAACGACACGGGGAATGTTCTCTTTTTCTTGTCTGGCCGAAGTGGCTACGAGAACCGCATCTATGTCTACAAGTTCTTTAACCGCAGCGATGGGCAGAGCGCCCAGCGCGTTCAGGCCAGCTGGAGCTACTGGGACTTTGCCGGCTGCGACAAGGTGCTCTCGATCCTGTGTGTGCGCGAGTCGCTCTACTGCCTGATGCAGTACGGCACCAAGGTCTATCTGGAGGTGATCTCAGTGATGGATCGCCTGGCAGAGGAAACCGGCACGCCTTATCCGATGCTGCTCGATCGCCGGGTGAGCAACACCACGGTGACCAGCGTGGCCATGCGGATGGGGAATGGCGTCTACAACGCGGCCACGCAGACCACCACCTGGACGCTGCCTTACACCGCCAACACGACCACTCAACTGTGGTCTGGTTACAGCCTGAATCCGGCCAAGAGGATGGGCGGGGTGTTGCTGGCAACGATCACCAGTGGCAATTCGTTCACCGCTCGTGGGGACTGGAGCAACGCAGATGTGTTTGCTGGTGTGCCCTACCAGTTCCGCTATCGCTTCAGCCGGTTCAAAACGATGAAGGATGTCGGCATTGGGAAGGCCGCAAGCAACACCATCCGCACGCAGGTGCGTAACGCAAAGCTCCGGTATCACGAGACCGGCTACTTCGAGGTGACGGTCAGCCCTGAGCATCGGCCTACGGCCACCTACAAGTTCGACGGCACCATCCTTGCGACGCGTGGCTCGACGATCGGCACGGCGCCAAATGAGTCAGCCGATGCTGGCCGCTACTACGAGGGAGTGTTCAGCATCCCCATTGCCAGCCGCGGTGAGCAGTGCATCGTTGAAGTGGTCAATTCGACCCCACTGCCCTGCAAGTTCTCCACGTGTGAGTGGACTGCACTACTGACCGCCAAGAGCAAGTCGTTATGAGATGGGCACCGGCAACTGAGGAGAGAGTCAAGTACGTGGCCAAGCGGCTACGAGCTTCTGACCAGGTTGAAGTGCGGCTGAGCCATGGCATCGACCCTTACCTGGTGGCGGTCGAAAGCTGGGCCAGTAGTTCCATCTGCCAGGCGATTGTGGCTGAGGATGGCACGCCGCTCGGGATCACCGGTTTGGATGAGGATCTGATCTGGCTGCTGGGGACCGACGATCTGACAAGCACGAGGATGAGACGTATGCAGCTGTGCAGAGAAGCGGAAGAATGGGTGCAGCATTGCCTCAAGCGAGTGGACGGCCCCATCGGCAACTACGTCTATGCAAAGAACGGTGAGTCGATCCGGTGGCTAGGCAAGCTGGGTTTCACCGTCTTCCCGGCTGAGCCCTATGGCCCGAGCGGTGCACTGTTCCATCCGTTCTGGAGGATGAGCTGATGCCGTTCATCGTCGACGACGCGATCTGGGCAGGGCTGGCAATCGGCGGCGCAAACGCCGGTCTGAACATTTTTGGCGGTATGCAGCAGGACGCTGCAGAGCAAGCCCGCTACAAGCAAGAGCTGCAGAACTACAAGGATGCCAAGCGCTTTCAGAGGGCCAACGACAGGTTTGCGAACTGGCAGGCCAGGTTCAACGCGAAGCTAAGCAATACCAATTCCAAGTATCAGTATTGGGCCGAGACTGTTAATTACAATCAGCAGAAGTCCTACGTCAATTCCCTTAGGAATTACGAGACGATCAGGGCGATTCGCCAGGCGGAGACGGTTGCTGAAACAAGGGCCAACGCAATGGCCGCCTACATCGGCGATAGCCAGGCTATTTCAAACGCCTATCAAGAAGCCGACATCCAGGATTCTGTTGGGCGGATGCAGTACCGCTGGCGCGCACTGCAAGCGCGGGCTTCTGTGCAGGCTCTCGAGCAGGAGGGCAATTCGGTGGACCGCATCATTAACGACTACTCACGCCAGCTTGGCGATTACGAAACGCTGCAGAACATCAATGCTGGGCTGAGGCAGCGCCAGTACACACGAGAGCAGGCTGCACAAATCGCGCAATACATCAGCCGATACAACAGCCAGAAGTTTTATGACGAGCAGCCCTACATGGACCCGCTGCCGCCATTGGCACCGCTGCCGACGCTGGTGATGCCGCAGCCTCCATCAATGACTGGTGCGCCACCGACAAGGCCCACCAGCAACTTGGGCCTGAACATCGCCACAGGCGTGCTCAACGGCGTGCAGGCGGGCCTTGGCGCCTACTCGACGGTGAAGGGCCTGAGCACCCCCACAGGAGGCAAGTGACATGGCTGAGCGTCTTCCCTTTGGCCAGGTCACACCAGTCGCCCGGCCGCTTGACACCTACATCCAGCCCTCGGCGCAGGAGAGCCTGGCCCGCCCCGCGCAGCCCTCTGAGCTTCGGGCAAGCGGCGGCCTGAGAGCGATCAACACCGGCGGAGGCGGAGTCATCCGCAGCCAGGCCGACCCAGGCCGAAACCTGCAGGCGACGGCTGAGGCCCTGGCTCCGTTCAATCGAGCCCTGACTCAGACGCTGACTGTTGGTGTTGGCATGGTTAAGGACCAGCAGATCGATGCGGGCTACATCGAGGCGCAGAACGAATACGCCCGGGCCCAGCTGGTGATGCAGCAGCAGGCGGAGGTGTCGGCCACCAATGCCGCTAGCCAGGTCACGCAGCTGGAGAAAGTGGACCCGGTGGCGGCGATCCTGCTGAAGGACGCCAACC